AAGAGCTTGAGATTGAGAATAGAGGGCAAAGCGAAACTCTTGAAAATATGGAAGGTATGGTAATTAAGCTTATTAACAGATGGAATCAAAGTGATGAAAAGCTAGATAGAAAATTTGATAATATGACAAAAGAAATAAATGATTTAGATAATCAAGTATCAGAAATCAAAGGTGTGATAAGTAGATTAAATGGAAAGCACTAAAGCAATATCAGATAGTAGCAGCTTAAGTATATCGCTGCCTATGATTATACAAGCAGTTACATTTGTTGTGATGCTTGTGTGGGGTTATAGTCAGTTAAATGCTCGTATATCATTTTTAGAATATCAAGTAGCTATGAATGAAGAGCATATTATAGATATAGAAGAAGATGCTGAAGCAAATCAAGATGCTGAAATACCAGCTGATATAAGGCAAAATCAAAGAATTGAATATCTTGAGCGAGAAGTAGAAAGGTTGCGCAATAAATGATTACATATCGTGGTGAAAAATTTAGCGCTTATAATAAACCAAAGCGCACGCCAGGTAAATATAAAAAATTTGCAGTGCTTGCTAAAAAAGGCAACAAAGTAAAACTAGTGCGTTTTGGCGATCCTAATATGCGAATAAAAAAAAGTAGTCCTGCTAGACGTAAGTCATTTAGAGCTAGGCATCGTTGCTCTACTGCTAAAGATAAATTTACTGCGCGTTATTGGAGTTGTAAGCAATGGTAAAATTAAATACCAATATATCTATTGAAAATGTTATTACTATTATTGTACTTGTCGCATCAATGACGCTTGCATTTGGTTTTATGAAAGCAGATGTCAAAGCAATAAAAAAAGAAATGGACCTAAAACTTGATCAGAGGCAGTATGCATCCGATAAAAATCTATTAGCATATAAACTTGATGTTATTATGGAGGATATTGCTGAAATCAAACAACTACTAAAAGAAAGGAATTAGCATGGATGTTAAAGCAATGTTAATGAACTTAGCAGAAGCGCAAGCTGATAAAATGAAAAGTGAGGCCAGTGATTGGTTTCAAAGTGATGAGTTTAAAGAAGAGCTTGCTACTAAGATAAACAAGAAAATCGATATACCATTTGTGGATGAAGAAAAAGAGCAGGTCTTTTTTGAAAAATGCGTTGATTTAGTAACAGATATTGTTGCTGGGTTTTTTCAAGGCAAGTAATGGTTGATAGAGTTCAAATAAGACGATTAATCAAAGAAACGCTTGAGGATGTTAGGATGTATAGTCCTCAAGCAGCTTCTTTAATCTATCACACTGGCTTAGTAGAGTCTAAATATATGTATTTATATCAAAAGGGTGGTTCAAATGTAGCAAGAGGGTTTTTTCAATGCGAACCACCAACTGCTGTAGATATATGCACAAACTATCTTTCATATCGAGATGAACTAATGAAACGTGTTGCGACAGTTTGTTACTTAGATTGGAAATATTTTACATCTCCAAATGAAAATGATTGGCGTAACATTTTAACCTATAACATTCGTGCGCAAATTGTTATGTGTAGATTGCATTATTGGAGAGTACCAAAATCTTTACCTCAAAATATTAAAGACCAAGCAATTTACTGGAAGGCGTACTATAATAGTCATAAAGGCGCTGGTACTGTAGACCATTTTATGAAGATAGTAGAGACATATGGATAACGAAATACAAAAAATTGAAAACATAATAGAAGTAATGTGCCAATTAAAAAGATTAGAAAAGCAATTACGCAAAGAGTATAACGAGCAGGGTGAGTTACTTAACTTAATTCTTGCATTAATTGCAGCGGCTGAAGTGCCAAATGTTACATTGCTTCCACATATTGAGGATATGGCAAGAGCATGAGCAGTATATATTCAGCATTTTGTAACAACAGTACTGACTTGCAAAGCGTAGTTAGTGATATTGATAAATACGACCGTAAGCGAGTATTAGCACCAAACTTTACAACTACAGATACGTCTAACTTATATCAATTAAATAATACTGGCCATATAGCGCAATTATACAAAGATGGAGTAGAAATGACTGCTGTTACAGACAGTCCTAACGCAGATAATGAGTATAATTACTCTAGTAGTACAGATTCATTCCAGTTTTTTTTAGCATCTAGTTCTGTTTCTGCTCTTAATAGTGCAGTATTTGAAGCAGGACAAGATTGGGATTCATTAAAAACAACTGTATGCAAAGAGCAAGCAGATTTAATGCGCTCTTACTTAGACAGACCAATTTATAAACGTGCTAATACCACATATCAAGGCGCAAGTGAACGCAATTATGATTTTATAATAGTTCGCATCAACGCTATTCTCGCTTGCGCCGACCTGGTTAGAAGTCATGATCCTGAGAAAGCCAATGACATAGAGTCAATGGCTACAAATCCTGACGGTTCAGGCTTACTAGACAAGTTAAAACGTCGTGAATATGTAATGTCAAATGAGACTTCATTTGCATCAGAAAAAGGCGTTATACAAGAGATTAGCTTAAATGGATCAACTACTGGATACATAGAAGATATAATGTTACATGGGCCACCTAGCGTTGACTATGACGAGGTTCGAGTAGTTATATCTACTGGTGGTACTTTTGCGTTAGGTACAACTAGTCCAGTAAAATATGATGTATACGTAAAAAATAGTGAAGGTATTCGTATGCATAAAGTAGTAGACGCAGAGCAAGTAAATGGTGATTATCAGTCACTTGCGTATGGTGCAAGGATACGTTTCCAAGCAGGCGTATATGTTGCTAATGATGAATGGTCTATTATTTTTCAAAGTGATGAAATACCAGTAGGAACAGTTAAATCAGGACAACTATATAGATAAGGAGTTTGTATGCCAAGTAAAAAAGGATATGGTAAAATGGGTAAGAAGAAAAAGAAGAGCAAAATGAAAAAGCGCAAAGTAGTGTCATCTAAGCGCCGTTAATATAGATGGCTATTTCTTTTACGAATGTCATCTATGATCAGGTTATTGAGTCGCTCAATACAATCCTGGCAGATGAATTTACAATGCCAGTGTATTATGATGAGCATTCAGGTAACCAAAGTTTTTTGATAACGCCGGTTTCTGATGAACTTGAAGAACTGCTTACAACAGCTCAAGTCAGGAATTATACTGTAAACATTAGTTATCAGGTTGATATTGCTGGTAACTATAATAAAATTAGTATAAAACAAGTCTCTAATATTGCAGAGCGTGTAAAAAGGCTCATTTACAATAATAGAAACTACACTGTATCAGGTTCAAGAAAATTCAACAATGCAACGGTAGATGATATTGAGTACATACGAGACGAAGATAATCAAGACCTTGTATCGGCAAGCATGAACGTAACCGTATCAGTAATGGAAGTGATAGGATGAAATATAAAGCAAAAGAAAGTTATAAAAAGCTGGATGACAGCAAAAATTTTTATGCGTTTGGAGACTCATCAAAGCATAATATTTTAATGGCTGGTGGTGTCATAACAATGGAAACACCACCCAAGCAACTATTAGAGCATTTAGAAAGTGCTGAACCAAAAAAGAAAAAGGATAGCAAGTAATGGCCGAGACTAATTTTCAACCCAAAAGTAATATACAAGTCGGAATCGGTAATGGTTCGGCTAATTTAGGTACTGCGCATGCAAATAGTGATACTTGGAATTTTCTTCAAGTAACAGACTTTACATTTGATCAGTCTTCTGCCCCAATAGAAGTTGCTCCAAGTAAAAATAGCTTATTTGGGCAATTAGAAAGTCAGGGGCATCATAGGCGTGATAATATTATGTATGAAGCAACATTAACAATGCGAGGAACTCCAACAGCAGTTTTAAAGTCAACTCTTGCCCTGTTTGGCGCTGGAAGTAGTGCAGCGTCACTAACGCCAGCCGCAAACACAAATAATAATAGTGGTGGGAAAATGATACATGGAGCTGCAAATGTTAATGCAGTAACGCTTTTATTTGAAAACGCTGGTTCAGATGCAGCAGCTATAGATGTTTCAATGTTTGGATGTTTGGCGACATCAATGACAATGCGTCAAGATATTGGCACAAATGGTGGTGAGATGGTTGTGGAAACAAGCTTTGTAACCGGCTATCAGCCAGTTGAAAGTGCCTACGCTGCTCCAAGTTCTAAAACATTAGATACTGCTGCACCAAAAAATATATTTGATCTTACAACTAGCACATTAGATGCTGAAGCATTAGTGTTGAATAGTTGGGAGATTACAATATCAAGAGAGTTGGCAAGAATTGGCTTTCAAGATGCTACTGATTACGAACCATTTGGCTATGCGCAAGTTGGGCCATACGAAGTAACAGGGCAATTAGTAGCAAAACGAGATGATAGTGTACATGACTTTGCAGCGCATTCATCAGGTGACTCTACTGGTATCGCATTAGCATTAGCAAGTAGTGGCTTTGCGATTGCAGCTCCTGACGTAATGATTGATAATACAAAGCCTGATATGGGTGGTGAATATTTATTGCAAACTATTCCATTTAGAGCTTTTGCTGCAAATGAAACAGCAGAAATCATTGGTATAACTATATCATAGACCTGGGGTAATACAAACAGTGAGTGAGTATGACCGTAAAAACAAAACATGGTGATTTTGAGTGCCGTGACTTAACCTTTAAGGATAGAAGAGAACTACACCGTTTAGAAGTATCTGCTGTTAGTGCTGATGGCACAGTAGACAGTGGAAAATTTTACAACGTGCTAGAATGGGTAATGAATTTTGCATTTGAAAATGCAGAAGCATCTCTTAAAAATCTTGATGATAATGAAATTGACATTGTGCTAATGGATATTTACAATCAATATAAGGTTCCTAATAAAAAAAAGAATTAAAAGTTCGTGTAGCTTTATGGTTTCACTACCATAAAATTAAGTCGCGCGAGCTTTCATTTCCTTATAGTGCAAAAAGTCCAACTCTAAAAAAAATTGTACAATATACAGAGCAAGAGTTATGGAATGAAATTAAGCGCATACTGGCAGAAAATGATAGTGATAAGTTTACTCCAGGACAACAGTTATATTTTAACTTATTGCACTGTGCGGATGTATCGTATTTTAGTGATAATGACACTATGTTATGGCTTGATGAGTTTATGGCGCTTAAACGCTTTAATATTCCTCTTGCCTCTAACTTAGATGACGCAAGTTATGAAAGGGTCGTCATCTTTTCTGCTATAGATGAAGAGTATAATGCATGTATAAAATTGGAGCAAGATGAGCAAATTCATAATCGAAATAAGAACTAAGGGGTTTACGCAGGCCAAAAAAGGCTTTGAAGATATTGAAAAATCTTCAAACAAAGCTACAAATGCAAAGAATCGTCAACGTCAAGCCACTGCTGGATTAAGAAGGCAAGTTGGTGCATTAAGAAATAATTTATTACTAGTGTCATTTGCTACTGTAGGATTGACTAAAGCATTGGGTGGCTTTGTTAATGCATCCAGGAAATTTGAAGATGTAAAAACCAGGTTAGTTGGCTTAACTGGAAGTATTAAAAATGCAGAAGTAGCATTTGAAGCATTTAACAAAGTTGCTGCCACAACTCCATTTATGCTAGATGATGTTGTAAATGCCGGTGCGCAGTTACAAGCATTTGGATTGAATGCAGAGGCAACATTAGAATCTGTAACAGACCTTGCAGCATTTATGGGAACAAATGCAACAGAAGCTGCAAATGCACTAGGTCGTGCTTTTGCCGGTGGAGCAGGCGCAGCAGACATATTGCGAGAGCGTGGCATATTAAATATTATTAAGACCACACAAGGTCTAGATGATTTATCAAAAACAACCTTACCTCAATTTAGACAAGCACTACTTAAAACATTAGTTGATCCTGCATCAGGTATCGAGGGTAGTAGTAAGCGCATGAGTAAAACCTTAACTGGTGCTATGAGTAACATGCAGGATGCTATTACAAGATTTCAAGCAAAAGTTGGTGACTTACTCACTCCGACATTAATGAAAGCAGTGCAAGCAACAGAAGCATTTTTTAGAGCAATTGATCTTAACGATATTATGTCATTTACTAGACATGTTACCGCATTAGGCGTAGCACTTACCATATATAATGCTAAAGCTATTATTGCTATGACTCGCACTATAAATTTTTCTAAAGCTTTAAGAGCTAGTGCAGTAGGTGCGTTAGCCTTTGCTATCAGCAAGTTATTAGAGTATAGTGGCGCATTTGCATCTAATACAGCAGCTGTTAATACTAACTCTCAAGCTGTGCAACAGGCCGGTATGAACATGAATCAATATATTTCTACTTTAGGGCAAAGTAATATAGTCTTAGAGCGCAACAATGAGTTGCAAAAAATACAAGGACCATTATTAAATAAATTATTTTTAATAAATGCGCAAAATCTTGGTATGGATGATCAGAGGCTTAAAACATCACAATTAATATTTGATACAGAAACATTACTTACTCAAGCTTTTGGTGATAGGTTAACATTCCAAAAAGGTTTAAGTTTGCAGAATCAAGAGTTAAACTTTACAGTAACTGATTTAAAAGAAGGTGAGGCAGAATTTCTTCAAGTTATAACGGATGGCTTTCAAATACAAAAGCAAAATATAACACTTAACAAAGACATGGCTATGTCATCACAACAGCTTGGTAGCGCATTTAGCCAAGTTGGTAATAATTTACGCGCATTAAGCCAAGAAGGTTTATCTGCTGAGAAAAAATTTGCAATATTATTGAAGACTCTTGGTACGGTATTATCTCTAACACCTGGAACGGCAGCAGGCGGTGGTGCAATTAGTGCTTTTGCTAGTTTATTTGCTCATACTGGTGGTTTAATTAAAAACAACGGTATTCAGCGCTTTGCTACTGGCGGTATGGTCCAAGGACAAGACAATATTCCCATTATGGCGCAAGCAGGTGAGTTTGTGATGCAACGTAGTGCAGTTAATAGTATTGGTCTACAAAACTTAGCGCAAATGAATAACACTGGCCAACCTAGTGGTGGCGTTACAATTAACATTGCAGGCGATATGGTTGGTGATGAAGATCACGTTAGGACCAAGGTACTTCCTGCTATAAAAGAAGAATTAAGGCGTGAAGCTCTCGCATAAATTATGGCATTATCTTTCCATGCAAACTTTTCAAACTCTCTTAAGCGCAACAACGATATATTCCCATTGGTACATATTGGTGGCAGTTCAACTATATATCTTAGTACAAGAAATATAACAGTTGATTCTCAAGCATACGATGGTAGATTACTAAATTCACCAGCTATTACATCTAGTATAGACTTACGTAATAGAACTAGTCGGACTAGCACTATTTCATTGCGTATTGCAAATGCAGGGTATGATGCTACGTTTAGTGAGCGCACTAATAAAGGAGTAACAATATATTATGCCACTGATGGTACTTTAGATGATTTAAATAATTGTTTAAAAGTGTTTGTTGGGCGTGTTATTGGTATTACAAGCATGACAGCAAAAGAAATTACTGTAAGTTGTGAAGATGATGCTGCTTGGAGAACACAAGCTATTTTACAAGAATTAGTAACTGCGGAAGCAGGGTATAATATGTCCGGAGAAAACATATTAAAAACATTAAGCTATGGTGCATACGAAGCAAATGCTTCAGATGAAACTACTTCGGGGCCATGTTTAGAAAAAAAATTACGACCAATTAAATTTATATCGCATGATAGAGATAATTTATACTACAGTGAGGGTCTCGTAGATAAAGGCGGTAGACCTCACATATATATTGACGGTATTGATAGATTTGTACCAATTGAACAAGCAAGTGCTGGATCAGGATCAAAGTTTAATACTAATACAATTAATGTCAATAATGACGATAATCCTGCTACAAATAAATCATATTTTCGCACAACAGTTAGGTTAGCTCCAATCACCGATGCTAGTGCCTCTGATATACCTGGTGTAATTGATGATACCGGTTCTATTGCTAATGCGATTAAAAATGATGATGAAACTAGTATTGTTTCAGTAACGGCAGTGCAAGGTGGTGATGATCCAGTAGGTGTTTTTGGAGAGATGAGTGGAACATTAAATGGTACAATTAAATCAGTTCGTGCCGTAATAAGAGCAAGAAGTGAATTAGCAGATGGCGTTGAGATATGGTTAAAAGCAGGAGATGGTACTACTATATTAAATCAAGCAATTACTGGTGCTAATGGATGGAGTCCTGTAATTGGCAATACATCAGCAGCTTATGTCAATTCAAAAAAAGACATTACTTCTGTATGGAATAACAATGCGGCAGGAACAAATCTTAATGGAATTATATATGGCTATTATCAAACAGTTGGAACTGGTAGTGCGACATTGCAACTTGCTGAAATGTATCTTGAATTTACAACATATATTCCGATTGATACTGAAAATGCCAAAGCAAGAGAACAAGAACTTCCACCAGTATTATATGTTGGTACAGATGCAGACACTTTAGAATCAGGTTATGATAGTGTTGGCACTGATGATTTTACTCCTACTGAAGTGCATTATAATATTTTACGTAATTTTGGCCCTGGAGCTTCTGCTATAAGCTCTGCATCAGAAATTAATATAAGAAGCAATTATACTGATAGTGTAAGATGTACAATAGATTCTGATAGTATGACGGTTCAAGATGCTTTGATAAAATTACAAAAAGAAGCTGGTTTTATCAGTTTTTATAAACCTATTGATGGCAAAATACATTACCTTATTGAAGATGCAACAAGTAAAAGCATTGACCAAGATTTAACACAAAACACATATCGTAACATTAGTTTTAGTACAATACCATTAAGTCAAGTACTGTGGAAAGTGAATTATAAATACGACAAGCATCCTGCAAAAGGAACATATTTAACTAGCGCAAGTGTTTCAGATCCCAGTACAAAATCACAATATAGTTTTGGTGACAATGATGGCGTTGTAACATTAAATCAAGACTGGGTAAATGAAAATGAAGCAGCAGTAAATTTACTAGCGCTATTTAAGTACCAGCGCGTTACTGCTCAATGCGAAATTCTTGATCCTACTAAATGGACCCTAGAGATTGGCGATATTATTACTTTTAGTGATCCACCAGCAGATTTTAGCTTTCGAGGTGGAGCATATACCGATTATCAGTTTCGGATAACAGAAACAACACGTACTGTAAATAGTCTTAAAATCAAAGCAATGGAAGTGTATAAAGCGTAATGGCACATAAGTTATATTATGATAATGTTGGTTCGTATAGCGCTACGATTGCTGATGGTACAGTAACAACTAACGCAGAGCTAGGTGGCGAATCATTTAGCGCGTCTAGCAATACCATCACTAATGAAAGTGCAATTAGTGATGGTGATACAAACGTCGTTATTTCTAGCTTTGGAACCACAGATGCGATACAATTTAATTTTGGTAGTGCTAAAACTATCAATAGAGTAGCAGTGCATTTTAATGCTGTTGAAACTGGCACATTAAGAATTTTACATGATTCGGCAGCTTCCGGAACATTAAGTATTAATCAGACTATTACAGATAACTTTACAGCTGGGTGGAATATTATATCGCTTACATCGCAATCTATGCAATATTGGATTATAGAAAGCGAAGACAGCACTATTTCTACAATAACTGAGGCAATGTTTTTTCATACTACAGATAATGGTTTAGAATTGCCTGTTGATGGAGCTGGTGTAACGATAAGCGAACCTTATAATACATTTACTGGTAGCACTTATAATAATACAGAGTTTACTAATAAAGTTGATGTTACATATAAAAACTGGCAATTAAAGATACCATTGCTAACAGAGTCAGATAAAACAACACTTGAGACAATACAATCTACGCATAGTAACTTATATCCATTTTTATATTATGATGATAGCACTTATCATACAGTTCGGCTTAGTAAGCCATTAGTATTTAACCAAGTAGCCACTAATACATACTCTACTACTTTATCTTTGCAAGGACAAGCATAATGGCAGCTACAATATATTATGACAATGTTGGCTCATATGATGCAACACTGAATGATGGTTCTACTGGTAGTTCTATTTTTAGTGATGGAACTACACTAACTAACGAAGAAAACGCCATAGATGAGGATTTAACCACTGTTGTTGGTGGATGGGTGTCTAACGAAGGATTACAATTTGACTTAGGCAGTGCAACTACAGTATCATTTTGCGCAATTTATAGCACAGTAGCTACTGGCAATGATATTACTATTTATCGAGATGATGCAAGTAGTGGCCCATTTGATAGCACTACAAAAGTTTTAAGTAATACAGCCGTAGGGTGGAACTTAATTAGCCTTGCTTCAGGAGATTTTCGCTATTTTACTGTTAGTGCTGGCGGTGATTTAACTGGTATCTCTCAAATATTTTTTGGCAATGCTTTAGAATTACCTATACAGCCAACAGCTAATGTGATTACAGAACATAAATTTGGCACAGAAGAAATTAAAACTCTTGGTGCAAATAGATATTATATTAATAAACACGATAACTATAAGGTGTTAAAACTAAGCCTGGATCATATGACCACAGCAAATAAAACAAGTTTATTAACCTTTTCTAATACGGTAACAAATCGCAAACCGTTTATATATAGTGAAGATGGTGTAACTGGTCCATTGCACTATGTAAGATTAGCTGCCCCATTGACATTTAAGCAAGTAGCGCCTGGTATATGGTCATGCCAGGTAGTAATGAGACAACTAATCTCATAATTAGTGTAATATAGCGTTATAAGAATTTTTTTGCAACACCAGTTAGCTTTGTGCAACGATTTGATAGAGCTTGTTAGCAATGCCTTTATTTCTAAAGCGTTGTTCCTCAACTGTTTCGCCAGCATAATGATTATTAACTACTTGCGTTGATTTATCACCAATTGCTTTTGCAGCATCACTTACATTATGATACTCTTTACGCGCTATTTGTGATTTCATTCTGCGTAAGTCATGGCAAGTGAACTGTACATCTGTAATTGCACTAATTTCATGTATATAGTCATTTAAGTCATCATAGTGAAAATTAAGTGGCTTTGCATATCCGCGCTTTTTCCATTTACGTAGTATAGTGACTACATCATCATGTATATCAATTGTTTCGCGTATGCGTTGCTTTGCCTTTACTTGTATTTGCATTGTTTTAGCATCTAAATCCACATGTTTCCAATGTAATTCTTTATATGGCTGGTCTTTATTGATACCAGTTAATTCATTAGCTCGCAGACCAGTGAGCGCATATATCAAAAGTAAATCACGTTGAAATTGATTTAACCCATCGTGTTCAAATAATGTTTTAATTTCATTAGTTGACCAGGTTTTAAACTGTACTGCTGGTTTTTCGTCAAACTTATATCTATCGCTTTTTTTCATTACTGGCTTTGAAATGTATTCCTGGTCAAAGGCCCAGCGAAACATAATCATCATGTCATTCATGTAACTATCAATGCCGTTTCTACTGCGGCCTCGCACAATCTCTTCATGTCTTTTATATATTTGCCAGCCTACAACTTCTACGCCTTCTATTTCGCGTTTTAAAGTTCTAATGTTTTGAACGATAGTATCTCCAGGAAATACGCGTAATAAACTATTATACATAGTATTATATGTGCGAATCGTCTTTATGTTGTCTTTATTTGCTAATACATTATTTTTATGCAAGTCAATTATTTGTTGCACAGTAATTGGCTTTTCAGCCTGATGCATTTCACTTTCCCAATCTAATTCCATTTTTACAAGTAGCTCTATCTTTTGCCAATGAGCTAATGCCATTACTGCATCTTTTTTGTTTTTAAAATAATCACTATCGTAACCAGTAACTGGATGCTTGTAAGACACTCTATATAAATGTCTATGATTTTGTTTTTTTATACTTGCCATATCAACACCTTCTTATTTTATACATTTTATTTGTCATAATTCTATCCTCTAGAATGGTCTAATATTACATGATATTTTGTAATATTCCAAATTATTCCTTGCAAAACAATTTAACATATTATTAAATTAATAATACGTTAATGGAGCAAAACACAACACATACCAAGTTTGGCTTTAAAGCATTGTTGCTTAAAAATAGCCTATCTCAACGCAAAATTTCAAGACTCGCAGGAATTAGTCCAGCGCTGCTTACTATGATGTTAAATGGTGAAAGAACTTTTCATATAAGACATAAAGATAATCTTGCTATTATACTTGGTGTACAGCAAGAAAGCATAAATTGGAATGAGTAAACCAATATCTCCAACACAAGGTTGGTTAAGTATAGCTCAAGCTGCTGATTATATTGGAATGAGCCGTAAAACAATAGATAAAGCAGTTAAGTTAAAAGAGCAAAATATATGCAACGAAACATTACGTATTAAATATGTAGGCAATGAAAAAAGAATTTCACGTAAGAGTTTAGATGAAACAACAAAGATTACTACTGCTATTAAATAATTTGGGGCGGTTTCCTTCTTGTGCGTCATATGGCGCGGTTCTATCCTCTCAATATAACCGAATCGCCGCCCCATGATCTTTCGCATCCACATACCGAAAGATTCTGAGCAATTAGAGTTAGCACATAAAATAAGGTCACTATTAATTACAAGTGGCATCAAAACATCTACATATGAGCCAACAAATGCTAGTGTAGGTATAAAAGCACATCAAAATATTAGCAAAAAATTATTAGGTCAAGTTGTCGGCCTAGTACATAGAAGTGGCTATGAGGTTGTAAAGGCGACCTCGGCGTTAACCGAGGCCACCCACTCCGTCTCTTCACCACAAAAAAGACAGAAGACAATGGAAATTAACACAAGGAAACAAATATGAGCAACAGCTTAGATGGATTAGATATACCACTTAGTAGTTCTGAGGGGTTATTTATGAAAAAACTAGAACAAGGTGAGAATAGATTGCGTATTCTTACAACACCAATTGCAGGATATGTTTGGTGGCCTGAAGGTGATAATAAACCAAAGAGAGTTAAAGAGCCAGGCGATATAGATACTGGCGTACAAGATGCGAAGTATTTTTGGTTTTTAACCATTGCTATTAATGACCAAGTTAAATTTCTTGAGATTAAGCAAAAAACTATTCTAAGTCAGATAAAAGCATTATCTGATAATAAAGAATGGGGTGAGGTACAAGACTACGATATTACAATTACTCGTAGTGGGCAGGACTTAGAGACTCAGTATACTGTTGTACCAAATCCTAAAAAGGCGCTCGATAAAGAAGTTCTTGAAAAATGGAACAATATAAAGTCACGTTATGCAGCTGATAATCTTTTCACCAATGGAACTCCGCTAGAGGCCGATGAAGAGAAAACCAGTACAAAAGAAGAGTTGCCCTTTTAATGAACGTAGCTAAAAAAGGCTATCGTGGCGAAGTTGAGGTCAAAGAACTACTCTCTGACCTCGGCTTCGATGCCGAACGCTCTTGGGGTAGTGATGGTCGTGCGTTTGGACTTGCTAGCGATATAGATATAAAAGCAACTCGTGATGACTTAGAACTACATGTACAAGTTAAGCGTCGTAAGAAGATTGCTAGTTATTTAGAATTTAAAAATGCCAACTTAGTTGCAGTTCGTCAGGATCGTGGCAAGTGGGTATTTATTATGAGCGAGGAGATGTTTAAAGATGTGCTTCGCGTGGAATAAAAAAATAGAGTCCGAGGATAATAAACTGAAAATGAAAAACGAAGTTGACAAAGGGTTGGCTAACTCATCCTCGGATGACATTCCGGCATCGAAAGGCTTGAAACACAACACCCAGGTTGGCGTAGGCGGTAAGCTGCCTGATGCCGGAAAGAAATAAATACAACTATGATGATAAAGAATAAAAGGAGTGCAGAAGGTCAAATTATTGATGCTTTACAAGATATTGTAGAACGACAAAAAGAAACAATTAGAGAAAAAGATGATAAGATAGCTGGATATGAAAAACATATTTGTCAACAGACTGATATAA